GGCCCCCTCGTGAGAGGTCGCCGGAAAGTCTCACCCCCTAGAGGGGCGAGTACTTCCGCCAGATCGCTTCACAGCGACCTAGCCGTGCGCTCTGATACGCACGTTCGTCCTCGACTTACGTCGAAGGTAGTTGTACCCATCTGGTGACGAACCAGATAGTGCAGCGTAGAGAACAGCCGCCGTCTCACGACGGGGGTCTCTCCCATAAGCCGATTCTTCATGAACCGGTTTGACAGCCAACTCTTTCCAATTCCACCCATGTATCCCGCGGTTGCGGTGAACGTGGGGAGAGGTAAGGAAGCGTGGGTCGGTCACCTCAACGGCGAAAGCGCCGTAAATCGTGTCTCGGGGTCTGTTGGATATCTGGGCCGCTAACACCGAAATGGTGTTGGGGATCCAGGTACCCGTAAGGCCGACCGGCGACACGAAGCGCAGATCTTCAGGAACAAGCGACCACAAGTAGTCGCGCATCCCACTAGTGCGCGTTGCGCACATGTCAGATCTGCTGAGGAGGTTATGGAAGGTAAAGACTTGCTCGATAGAATCAAGCGAGCCTAACTCCGCTGGGCGTACATCTACCCCTTGCCAAAAGTCTCCACCACACGATTCCCTGAACACACCCTTCGAGAAGGTTTTCTTCTTGTTGAGTGTGAAACCGCACCGACCCAAAAGGTCTGTAACGGCGGGGAAGGCGTCTTTGCGTACCAAGATGTCATCACCATAGACCCGGAAGTCAACCCGGATCTGCCCCGCATTTGATGCGGAGCATATGGCTAAAAACAACAAGGTTTGCAAAGGGAAACAGAATCCGTTGCCCATGGAACAGAACTTCTCGTAACGACGAGTGACGCCGTTGTACGAGTAGCTCTTCGATCGAAGTCTATCGAGGAGATAGAACCAATCAGGGGGCAACAGATCGCGCACCAACTCTGTCGATATGCTATCACTAGCGGACGACAGGTCAATGGTGCAGAACCCATCCGTTGAATCAAATGAGCCTTCCCAGGCCATTTGCCGGTTCCGGTCCTGATCCAAAAGATCATTACCGGCAGCTGCCAGTCTTGAGCGCATTGCGCTGTCGACTGACGACTGCATCCAGTTATTCAATAAGGGTTC